AACATTATTAGGGGGGCCGGGGAATCGGCCCCCAGGGTTTTAGATCGTGCTCAGCTCCACGCCCAGGTCACTCAGGGCTGCATCGATATGCAGGGCCGCCTTGCGTTGCGCCTCGGTTAGCTCCTTTGCCTTGCTCTTGCAATGCTTATGCAGGGCGGTCAGGTCTTCGATTAGGCGTAGTTGAGTGCTGCGCGTAGTTTTCTTGCCGGAACCCTCCGTCTCAGTTTCAGCAGCATCAGCAGGGTCGGCGGTTAGTTCGGCTGCATAACCTTTAATCTGCTTCCACTTAACCGAGGGGTTTGTATGACCGGCTGTTTTCAGAGCAGCATATAGGGCGTCCCGCTCGCCGCGCATCGCGTTACCTTCTGCCCCTTTCTGATCGTGGGGCATCGTGATCCATGCCGTGCCGAGCAAGCCCACTAGGGTGGCCGCATAAACCCGACCCGCGCCATAGTTAGACGATAGCGAATCCACGAATGCACCCCGTGCTTTTTCCACTTGCTCGGGGGTAACATTGTTGGGGATTGTGACAACAGTATTCATTCTCATCCTCCAGACAACCTAGAAAGCCTGCTAGGGACCAGGATGCACTCGAATGTCTTTCGCTTGCATAGGTATATTATACCACAAAATAAGGCCTAGTTCAAGTTTGGTGATAACAATAAATGGGGGGCTAACATTGTTAGGGCGTCCAAGGGCCTGCGCCGACCCCCACCCCCCCAAAACCAGGGCAGGGGACTCCGGCGCCCGCATACACACTAATTTGCACAACCAATCCCGCGTTTTTGGTTTCAATTGGCATACCCCCCCTCCCCCCTTCTTTTTTTCTGTAGTACGCTCTGACATCTCCAATATGGAAACCCACCCCCATAGGAGTCCCACGCTTTACAAACCCCCATACCTACATTACATTTGCGGCAACTTCCGGTTAACTCCGTGCACACATGGTCGAGCTACAACCTACGTCAGAGCACCCCATACCCTTTGATCTGTCTGATGAGCAGCCCAAAACTCACAAGGACAGCATTGCTGTTGCGGTCAACACCGCAAACATGATTGAGGAGCTTGGTGCCAGCATTGAGTTTGCTGACCAAGACCTGCACAAAATAAGCAAGCTTGTAGCTGGCGTTGAAAAACCTTCTGAGCCTCGCCACATAGCTGTCGCGTCTGAGGCCAAAGCTGCCTCTGTGCTGGTAAGCAAGTTTGATTTCCAGGCTTTTGCTGATGTTCAGCAAGCGCGTCACTACATTACCAACAAGCTGCTGCAGATTTCCAACTGTGGTGACCCTCGGCTAGAGCTAAAAGCGCTTGAGTTGCTCGGCAAACACAGCGATATTGGCATCTTTACCGAGCGCAGCGAGATCACAATCACTCATAAGACCTCTTCAGACCTGGAAAACAGCATAAAAGAGCGCATCAAGCGCTTGTTGAACGCCGATGTGGTTGATGCAGAGCCTCTAATCAGCGAGTTAGAGGGCGAAGAAGCGCAAAAACCCGTGGAGAACACGCTGCAAGAGGGAGAAAATGAAGGCGGTTGACTCTGTCTCGCTCAAAGACTTGCCCAAGGTCATTGACAAGCTCTCAGAAGCTGACTTGCGAGTGCTGAATGCAGAGTTAATTCGTTTGGAAAAGCTAAAACAGCGCGAACTCTTGCAAAACAAGTTCATCAAGTTCGTTGACAAGGTATGGCCTACGTTTATTTCTGGTCGGCACCACAAGATCATGGCTGATGCGTTTGAGCGCGTGATTGCAGGCGAGATAAAGCGACTCATCATCAACATGCCACCTCGTCACACCAAGTCGGAGTTTGCTTCGTACCTCCTTCCCGCTTGGTTCCTGGGCAAGTTTCCGCACAAAAAGGTAATTCAGACTTCCCACACCGCCGAGTTGGCTGTAGGCTTTGGTCGAAAAGTCCGAAATTTGGTTGACTCCGAGGTCTACAAAGCCATATTCCCCGACTTAAACCTTCAAGCTGACAGCAAAGCAGCCGGACGGTGGAACACCAGCAAAGGCGGAGATTACTTCGCTATTGGTGTGGGCGGTGCAGTAACCGGTAAGGGTGCTGACCTGCTCATCATCGATGACCCGCACTCAGAGCAAGAGGCTGCACTTGCTCAGATCAATCCAGAAATATACGATAAGACATACGAGTGGTATACCTCGGGGCCTCGGCAGCGTCTCCAGCCAGGGGGTAGTATTGTTGTCGTGATGACGCGATGGTCACAGAAAGATTTAACCGGGCAGGTCCTGAAGTCTTCTGCACAGCGTGGTGGAGAGGAGTGGAAAGTCATCGAGTTTCCCGCCATCATGCCCTCGGGCAGTTCGCTGTGGCCGGAGTTTTGGAGTCTTGAAGAGCTTGAAGCGCTCAAGGAAGAACTCCCTGCAAGTAAGTGGAACGCACAGTATCAGCAACAGCCTACATCAGATGTTTCAGCCATTGTCAAGCGTGAATGGTGGCAGATATGGGAGCAAGACGATCCGCCGCAGTGCGAGTTCACCATTCAGTCTTGGGACACGGCGTTTCTTAAGTCTGAGCGCGCTGACTACTCTGCATGCACAACATGGGGGGTGTTTTACCGAGATGACGATACAGGTGAGCGACAGGCCAACATCATCCTGCTCAATGCGTTCAAGAAGCGCATGGAGTTCCCGGAGCTTAAACAGCGGGCGTTTGAGGAGTGGAAAGAGTGGGAGCCGGACTCCGTCATCGTGGAAGCCAAGGCAGCTGGTTCACCCCTGATATTTGAACTGCGGCAGATGGGCATACCCGTGCAGGACTTCGTGCCCAGTAAAGGTAACGACAAGATCGCACGACTGAACGCCGTGGCCGATTTGTTTGCAAGCGGGCGTGTTTGGGTGCCTAATCGAAATTGGGCTGAAGAGTTGGTCGAGGAAGTCGCGGCGTTCCCAAGCGGTGAACACGATGACATGGTTGACTCAATGACTCAAGCCCTACTCAGATACAGAAAAGGTGGGTTTCTTCGTCTGCCAACTGACGAGCTTGACGACATTAGGTTCTTCCGGGGGCACCGGAAAGAAAAGTATTACACCGTTTAAGGACGCATCATGGCAACAAGCGGAATCGACAAAGCTTTGTACGGCGCACCTCTTGGGATGGATGCAGAGGCTGCAACGATAGAGCCCATAGAGATTGAAATTGAAAATCCAGATTCAGTCACCATTGGCATGGGCGATATTGAGATTGAACTCACGCCCGGCAAAAAAGAAGACAAAGAAGACTTTGATGCCAATCTAGCTGAATACATGGATGACAACGCGCTCCAGAGTTTGGGCCACGAATTGGTGGATGACTTTACTAAAGACCAGGGAGATCGCAAAGAATGGATTCAGACTTACGTCGATGGCTTGAAGCTCCTTGGCCTGAAGTACGAGGAACGTACAGAGCCGTGGCAGGGTGCGTGTGGTGTGTTCCACCCGATGTTGACGGAGTCTGTTGTGAGGTTCCAGTCCGAGGCAACTATGGAGACTTTTCCGGCTGCTGGGCCTGTCAAGACGAAGATCATTGGCAAGGACACCCCGGAGAAGCAGGATGCAGCACAGCGGGTTCAGGAGGACATGAACCATCAGTTGACGGACGTGATGCAGGAGTACCGCCCAGAGCATGAGAAGCTGCTGTGGAACCTACCGATCACGGGCTCCGCGTTCAAGAAAGTGTACTTCGACCCAAGTTTGGGTCGTCAAGTGGCGATGTTCGTACCTGCTGAAGATATCGTGGTGCCTTACGGCGCACCAAACTTGGAGCGTGCAGAGCGTATAACTCACGTCATGCGCAAGACCAAGAACGAGATTATGAAGCTGCAGGCTGCTGGGTTTTATCGTGACATAGAACTAGGCGAACCTTCACGCGAACTAGATGATGTAGAAAAACAAAAAGCCGAGGAGCAGGGCATGACCGCCTTGCAGGACGATCGTTTCCGCCTGCTAGAGATGGGCGTCATCCTCGACCTCAAGGGCTACGAGGACGTTGACAAGGACGGCCAGCCTACGGGGATTGCTCTGCCTTACATCGTCACAGTGGAAAAGAGTACGGCCAACATCTTGTCGATCCGTCGCAATTGGTATGAAGATGACCTCCTGAAGATCAAACGTGAACACTTTGTTCATTATCAGTACATTCCCAATTCCGGCTTCTATGGCTACGGTCTGATCCACTTGATTGGTGGTTATGCCAAGTCAGCCACGATGCTGATCCGTCAGTTGGTCGATGCTGGCACGCTGAGCAATCTGCCCGGTGGCTTGAAGTCCCGTGGTCTGCGGGTCAAGGGTGATGACACTCCGATTGCCCCCGGAGAGTTCCGAGATGTAGACGTGCCGTCTGGCTCAATCCGCGACAACATTCTGCCCCTGCCGTATAAGGAGCCGAGCCAAGTTCTGTTTGCTCTGTTTCAGAACATTGTTCAAGAAGGTCGCGCGTTCGCCTCTTCAGGCGATATCAAGGTCAGCGATATGTCGGCTCAGGCTCCGGTGGGTACCACTCTAGCCATTCTTGAGCGCACTTTAAAAGTGATGAGCGCTGTTCAGGCGCGCTTGCATTACGCGATGAAGCAGGAGTTGCGTCTTTTGAAGAACATCATCGCTGACTATACGCCCGAGGAGTACAACTACGAGCCCGAGGAGGGTGACCGTAAAGCCAAGCGTAGTGACTACGACAGCATTGATGTGATTCCGGTGAGCGACCCGAACGCGGCCACGATGGCGCAAAAGATTGTGCAGTATCAAGCGGTGTTCCAGTTGGCACAGGCCACACCTCAGTTGTTCAACATGGCGTTGCTCAACCGTCAGATGTTGGATGTATTGGGCATCAAGAACGCTCAGAAGCTTGTACCAGTTGAAGACGATCTGACTCCGAAGGACCCCGTCACGGAGAATCAGGACTTGCTGACTATGAAGCCGGTCAAGGCGTTCATGGAGCAAAATCACGAAGCACACATCGCTACCCACATGTCGATGCTCCAAAACCCGAAGATTCAGCAAATGATGCAAATGAATCCGCAGGCGCAGATGATTGTGGCTACAGCGATGGCGCACATCAACGAGCATATGGGGTTTGAATACCGCAAACAGGTTGAAATGTCTACGGGCATGATTTTGCCTAATGAGGAGCAGACCAAGAAAGTTGCACCAGAGATGGCTGATCAGATTGCTGTCGTGGTGGCTCAAGCATCAATGGCCATTACTCAGCAGAATCAGCAGCAGGCCGCAGCCGCCGCTGCACAACAGCAGATACAGGACCCCATTGTTCAGATGCAGATGCAGGAACTTCAACTCAAGCAGCAAGACCTTCAACTCAAAGCGCAGAAACAGCAGATTGAAGCCGCTGCTAAGGCCGATCAGCTTGAAATTGAAAAAGAACGGATTGCGGCCCAGAAAGAGATTGCTGCCATGCAAGTCGCGGCTTCTGCAGCCGCTACAAGGGACAAGCTACAAAAGAACCAGCAGCTTGAAGGGGTCAAACTTGGCGCTGACATCGCCAAGCATCGGGCGCAGATAGCCATACAAGCCATGCAGCGTCAGCAGCCTAGAAAGGATAAATCTTGAACGAGCTAAAAGTTTTGGCGCATGTAGCCAAAGAAATTGACAGGATAAGAGCCGACAACATTTCTTTTTTAGGCTCTGGTCGCGCAATCAACTTTGACGAGTACCGAAACGTCTGCGGGATCATCCGGGGTCTGAGCCTTGCAGAGTCAATCATCAATGACCTCGTGCAACGAATGGAGCGTTCTGATGACTGATTTTGCAGATGCTATCGACCTTGCGCCGCTGCTGAGTAAAACCGCTGAAGAGAAGGCCAAGCAGTTGCCTGACCCAAAAACGTACCACCTTTTAACCGTGGTTCCAGATGCTATGGAGGAGTACGCAGACAGTGAGGTGGGGCTCGTCAAATCTGACAAAACTATGTACTACGAAGAAGTGCTTACTCCGGTGCTATTTGTTGTCAAAGTTGGACCTGATGCTTATGCCGACAAAACCCGGTTTCCTAGTGGACCGTCGTGCAAGGCCGGTGATTTTGTCATCGTCCGACCCAATTCAGGCACCCGCCTGAAGATTCATGGCCGCGAGTTTCGCATCATCAACGATGATTCGGTCGAGGCTGTTGTTGAAGACCCGCGCGGTATTACTCGCGCTGCTTAAGGAGAAGACATGGCCACAACTGAATACAAGGGCGAAGAATTTGAGTTTCCTGACGAAAAGGAAGCTAAAGAAGCCGCCAAACAACAAACCGCCGCTGCCAACGACTTTGAGGTGGAGATTGAGGACGATACTCCCGCCGAAGATCGTGGCCGTAAACCGGCTAGTGCCCCGCCTGATGAACCAACTGACGATGAATTAGCTTCGTACGACGAGAAAGTTCAGGCCCGCATCAAGAAGTTTACTAAGGGTTATCACGATGAGCGCCGCGAAAAAGAACGCGCGTTGCGTGAGCGCGAGGCCGCAGAGAACTACGCCCGGCAGGTGCTGGAGGAAAACCGTCGTTTGCAGCAGCAAATGGCCGTTAGCTCCAAGGTATTTGTAGAGCAATCGCAAAGCACAGCTCAACTTGAGCTTGAAACCGCCAAGAAGAAATATAAAGAGGCGTACGAAGCCGGAGATTCCGACGCACTGGTAGAGGCTCAGGCCGATGTGGCCAAGGCTACCTGGAAGCTTGAAAAAGCTCAGGATATGCGGCCTTTACAAGTCCAAGAAGATGAGGTACAAACCCCCCAACGTAGTGCTGCACCAAAGGTCACTGACCGTGATCAGCGGTGGCTTCAGACTAATACGTGGTTCGGCAACGATCCTGAAATGACAGCTTCCGCCCTCGGGTTGCATCAAAAGCTGGCCAAGGATCGTGGTGACAACTTTGTAGGGTCTGATGAGTACTATAAGGTTGTTGACGCTACCATGCGTCGTAGATTCCCCGAATATTTCGGGAGCGATGATGAACCGGCTCAAGAGGAAGAACCTCCGCGCCGTGCAGCAAAACCTGCTTCGGTAGTGGCTCCGGCTGCTCGTAGCACACCGCCTAACCGCATCAAGTTAAAGGCATCTGAAGCCGCTATCGCAAAGCGCCTTGGGGTTCCGATTGAGTTGTATGCGAAACAGGTTGCTCAGCTTAAAAGAGGTGAATAATGGATCAAGTCAAGGCTCAAAACCGACTTTCCCGTGAATTGGAAACTCGTACGACAACTCAGCGCCCCACAGCGTGGCGTGCGCCTGAGACATTGCCGACCCCTGACGAACGCCCTGGCTGGAGGCACCGTTGGGTGCGTACCGCCACTATGGGCACTCCTGATCCTGGCAACATCTCGTCTAAGTTGCGTGAGGGGTATGAGCCCTGCAGAGCAGAGGACTATCCCGAAATGATGATGCACGCGTCTATGGAAGGTCGCTTTAAAGGCAACATTGAAATAGGCGGATTGTTGCTTTGCCGTATCCCAACAGAGTTTATGGAGCAGCGCTCCAAGCACTATGAGGACCAAAACAAGGCCCAGGTGGAGTCGGTAGACAACAACTTTTTGCGCGAAAGTAACCCAAAGATGCCTCTTTTCTCTGAGAAGAAGTCCAAGGTTACTTTTGGTTCTGGTTCTTAAATCTAGGAGTCTTTCATGGCTTACCCGACCGTTGACAAGCCTTATGGCTTGAAGCCGATCAATTTGATCGGTGGGCAGGTGTTTGCCGGAGCAACTCGTCAACTCGTCATTGCAAATACGTCTGGTACTGGCTACGGCACCAACATTTTCTATGGCGACATTGTTAAGATTGTTTCTGGTGGCACCATTGAAAAGGACACTGGCACTACGACCGCTACTCCCTGTGGCGTGTTTTTAGGCTGTCAGTACATCAGCGCCGTCACTGGCCAATTGACTTTCGGGCAATACTACCCCGCAAGTTTGTCGGTCAAGGTTGGTTCTATCATTCAGGCATTTGTTGCTGACGATCCCTCTCAACTGTTTAAGGCTGTGCTGGTTACTGGCACTACCGTTGACGGTAACGGTTTAACCCCGGCTTTCCTGGGTCGCACCGTGATTGGATCGAATGCTCAGTTGGTACAAAACACTGGTTCGACTACGACTGGTGATTCAACCGTTGGCGTGTTTACCGCCGCCGGTGGTACCACTACGGCTACGCTGCCAATCCGCATCGTTGATGTGGTGCCTGATACCGCTAACTCGTCTGGCAACTTCTGTGAATTGATCATCAAGTTCAATGCACCGAATGTGGCTGGTCAGACTGTTGATGGCGGTCATCAGTATCTCAACCCGACTGGCGTCTGACCGAAGGAGTAATTTAAAATGGCTATTTCACGCGCACAACTGCTGAAAGAGCTGCTCCCCGGCCTGAACGCATTGTTCGGTTTGGAGTACGCTCGCTACGGCGAAGAGCACAAGGAAATCTACGAAACTGAGACTTCCGAGCGCTCATTTGAAGAAGAAACCAAGTTGTCTGGCTTCTCCGCCGCTCCGGTGAAGAACGAAGGCGCTGCGATTGCTTATGACAATGCGCAGGAAACTTGGACCACTCGCTATACGCACGAAACCGTCGCTTTGGGTTTCTCAATTACCGAAGAGGCAATTGAAGACAACCTGTATGACAGCCTTTCGGCTCGTTATACCAAGAGTCTGGCTCGTGCAATGGCATACACCAAGCAAGTCAAGGGCGCTGCAGTCCTGAACAACGGCTTCTCTGCCAGCTACCCCGGTGGCGACGGCGTGGCCCTGTTCTCGACAGCACACCCGCTGGTGTCTGGTGGTACCAACAGCAACACACCCGCTACACAGGCTGATCTTAACGAGTCTTCCTTGGAAGCCGCCGTTATTCAGATCGCCGCGTGGACGGATGAACGTGGCTTGTTGATCGCTGCCAAGCCAGTCAAGCTGGTGATCCCGCCCGCGCTGATGTTCGTTGCCAAGCGTCTGCTTGACACTGAACTGCGGGTGTCTACTGCTGATAACGACATCAACGCTATCAAGCAGATGGGTGCAATCCCAGGTGGCTACACGGTCAATCACTTCTTGACCGATACCAATGCGTGGTTCCTGACCACGGATGTGCCTAATGGTCTAAAGCACTTTGTTCGCTCCCCGCTGCAAAACAGCATGGACGGCGACTTTGACACCGGCAACGTGCGTTACAAGGCCCGCGAGCGTTATTCGTTCGGTTGGTCTGATCCGCTGGGAATGTTTGGTTCTTCGGGTTCGTCCTGATCTACTGAGCTAAAAAGGGGGCTTTTGCCCCCTTTTCTTTTTCTTGCACTGGGTGTATAAACCCAACAGTCCCAAGATTTCAACCTGCTTGCTGACCGGCTTGGCGGACTGACCTCACAGACAGCAAGCTCTACATGAGGAGCCTTCGATGGCACGCACCACTTTTACTGGCCCAGTCGTTTCTCAAAACGGCTTCATCCAAGGCCACCAAATCACCACGGATAACGCGGTTAACGCTACTGCGACAGCTACTGCTGCTCAAGTTGCTTCCGGGTATATCACCTCCACCTCGGCTGCTGCAACGATCATTACGCTGCCCACCGGCACGGCGCTGGGTACGGCCATTAGTGCTTCCCGTGGTACGGTGCTTGATCTGTTTATTGACAACAGCGCAGGCGCAAGCACGGTAACGGTGGCAGTCAATACAGATGCTGTGCTGTCTACCGCTGCTGTGGACACCGCTGCGTCT